TTACGTAGAGCTTGCCCTCTGAAAGGGCACGATCCAAGCAAAAAGGACACGTTTGAGGAAACTGACAACGGCCAGATCCAGCGCGTCCGGACCCGTGCCGCCCACATAGCATTTCGCATAATGTATAGAGTGCGCCCCGTCGAAGGCCGCCACAGCGTCCTGAGCGCGCGCAGGAAGGGCGAACGAGACCCCTAGCGCTAGGGTCATTGCGGTCGCGGCTAATCGCTTCGCCAGCGCCGCCCAGTACTTGCCTGCCGTGCCTTCGCTGCGCACCGCCCGTATTGCTACAAGCCACTGTGCCGGGTCGTCTCCGGCCATCACTGCCATTTCCGCAATGTGGTCTTCGTCGGGGTATGCGTCCCCGTTCCGCCACTTCGATACCGCTTGCCGTTGCACCCCGAAGAGTGTTGCTAGCGCGCTGTCGGACGCGATATTTCCGCGTTGCCGCGCTTTGTCGATCAGGGTCGCTACGATGCTCATGTCCCGTGCCTAGTTGACAAGTTGTCCCGCAATCAGGTTACATGCGCCCTGTCCCGTAAGCACGGGACACCCGCCGGCCGGTCCCCCTGTCCGCCGGCGGGTCTTACAGGGTGCAGGGGATGGGGATACGTGATGCATTACGAAATTCAGCGCCGACCGGCCAAGCAGCCGGTGGCCGAGTGGGAGCCGATGGCAAACCACGGCGCCAATCTCGATGGCGCCATCGAATCCGCCCGCTACTACCGGCGCCTGCTGTGGGGCCGCACCGATTTCCGCGTGGTCGTCCGCGAAGGTGATGTGGTCGGGGTGATGCTGCAATGATTTTCGTTACGGGTCACGTAATTCTGTTGGTCGCTATCGCGACCGTTCTCCTCGGTGTCGCCCGTCTGGTCGCCTGGTCGCGCGCCCAGCGGCTGCGTCGCCTCGACGCCGATTACCGTGCCTTCGCCATGGTTGCCCAGGCCAAGCGCCAGGTGCGCCACGACGCCGAGTTAGAGCGCGCTGTCTGCGCCCTGGAAGCGCAGTGGGGTGTTCGTCGTGCTGGTTGACCTTGCGCGCGTCGTTTTGTGGGCGTGGGCCTTGCGCGTTGTCGTTCTTGGGTGCCGCAGCGGGAGGCGTGATCGTGGCTGACGGGTCCGCGGTGCCGGCAGGACTCCCCTCGTCTAACAGGGGAGTCAGTGAATTCAGGAACGCCGATGGAACCCTGACGGTCGGCATTGACTGGTTTTCCGCCTCTGTGGATCTGTTCGCGGTCCTCCGCGATATCGGGTTCCTTGAGCGCGATGCGGCCGATGAGGTCCGGGCCTGGATCGATGCCAGCGCAGAGAACGCGCGCATTGCCGCGTTGCAGGTCTTCTGCTGGTTCTTCGCAGGCCTGGGCCTGGAACTAGATCAAGAGGCCAGGGGAGGGCAGTTCTACCTGTGGCGCGTGCGCGTGCTCGATGCCGATGGCAAGCATGTTGGACTGGTCGAGTTGGGCGGCGAGAATTGCCGGCGTGCCGATGGCACGTACACGGCCCGCATCGAGTTGACCGGTGTCGGGTGCAAGACACTGAGCGCAGCGCGCTGCGGCCATGCGCAGCGGTGGCTGGAGCTTCGAGCGAAGCTCGAAAGCTGCGCTGGACGGCTAACCCGTGTGGACGTGGCTGCGGATGATTTGCTCGGCCATTACCCGCTCAAGCTGGCGCAACAGTGGTACGCCGATGGCGAGTTCGACCGTCGCGGCCAGCACCCGAAGGCGCAGCTGGTAGACGACTACGACAGCGGCGACGGCAAAACGCTGTATGTGGGTGGCAAGAAGTCGGAGCAGCAGCTACGCGTGTACGAGAAGGGCAGGGAACAGGGTGATCCCGCTAGCGAGTGGGTGCGCTACGAGGCGCAGTTCCGCGCCTCCAACCGCAAGGAATTGCCGCTCGATCTGCTGCGCGATCCTGCTGGCTATTTGCTCGGCGCGTATCCCGTGCTGCGCTTCCTGCACTGCGTGTCATCGCAGATCGACATCACCAAAGCGGCAGTCGAAGCGACGTGGAAAAGCGCCCGGCGCCACCTCAAGCGCCAGTACGGCGCGACGCTCAATTTCATCGCGCGGCAATGCAAGACGCCTGAGGCGCTGCATGCCGTGATTCATACCTGCACGTCGAACAAGCTGCCGGCGTGGGCAACGGGTCAAGCAGCGGAGCTATGGCCCGAAATCGCGGGCATCAACCGGAGTTAGAGCAATGAGCGCAATCAAAGTCACCGTGCTGAACGCGGAAGTTATCGAGCGCAAGGGCAGCTTCAAGGACGACAGCGGGCAGCAACGCGAGTTCACCACACGCAAGCAGAAAGCCAAGATCGAGATGGCCGGCTTCGCGTATCCGTTCGATGTGCGCCTGGAAGACGGTCAGGCCGGCTATGCCGCTGGCGAGTACGAGCTGGACGTGGAATCCATGGGCCAGGTCAATAAGGGCGTGTTGAGCCTGGACAAGTTCACCAAGCTGCGCGCCAAGACCGCGGCTCGCGCGGCCGCCTGATCGTGGCCCTGTGCGTAGTCCTGCAGGCGGACGGCACATTGGTGCCCACGGGTCAGCCCGTGGCCGAATGCAGCGGCTACGTGCTCACCAGCGCAGCGGAATACGGCGTCTATGGCGTCGTGCAACGGGTGTTTGAGTTCCCCGACACGGCCACTGCGCTGGGTTGGTTCGGCGGAACGCTGAGCCTGATCCTTTTTCTGTACACGGCAATGCGCATGGCCGGCGCGCTTGCCAATGTGTTCAACGACAGCCGGTCATAACCCACCAATGAGAGAGGTAACACCATGGACTTTTCCAGCATCACCGCCGGCCTTGACGGCGCCACCATCGTGACCGCCGGTATCGCGGCCTGCGCCATCATCGCGACTGTCGGTTTCGCGATCTGGGGCGGCAAGCGGCTGGCCGGCATGTTCGGCAAGAACTGAGCAGCACCCTGAGGGGGCGATAAAACGCCCCCTTCCTTTTTGGGAGAGAGGCGCATGCTGATCTGTCTGTTTTTCGGCCTGCTGGGGATCGCATGCGGTATGGCCATGGTGAAAGGGATCGACCGATGATGCGTTGCATTCTTGCGTTGCTTGCTTGCGTGTCGGTGTTGTTTCTGTCTGAGGCGAAGGCCGCCGAGTACGCGTTTCAGGACATTGCGTTTTCCACTTGTCAGTCACACCTTTCCACGGCTAGCTCGGCTAAAACGTCGTCCGGCCGGTCGTATGCCATCGAGAAGGCGTGTTCGCTGAACCCTGCCGGAAAGGCTTACCTGTGTCAGGTGCGCGATACGCAGCAAAACACTTATTGGGCGTGTCGGTTCTTCGTGGATAAAAATCAATTCGACACTGAGTACACGTGGAAAAGCGTCAACACGTGCAGCACAAAACCCCCGTTGACCAATGTGTCGTTTTCAGGTGCGCCCGGTCCGGTGTGTTCTGGCACGTGCACGTATTCGCCGGTGCTCGGCGCTGGCAGCAAGTACCGCACTGTGGGGTCTGGTGCCAGCATGCGCACGTTTGCCGATTCGATGTCTCCGAACGGCTCTAGTTGCACGACTGAAACCGAGTTGAAGGAATCCAAGCCCGATCAGAGCGTGTGCTATTCGACCGGCGCTGCGTTCTCTGAGTGCGTCAAGCCCGATGGGCAGCACTGTGTTACGGGTGCAAAGGGGTCCACGCTATGTTGGCAGCCTGGTGAAGTTGGACCGCGCATGACGGTTGACGGCAGCTATTCCGCCGATCGGCAAAAAGATCCTGCGACGCCTACGCCTCCGAAGGAACAGACCGATGCGACGCTGATTCAGTCGTCGCAAACCGGTATCAACGGCACCACGTACAACACCAGCACTTACAGCGGCAGCGGCAACAGTGGCGGACAGAGCAATACCGGTGGTGGCAAAGATAACGGTTCTGGCGGCGCGGGTAGTGGCAATGGTGGCGATGGTGACGGGGAGGGCGACGGCGATGGCGCAGGTGGCGTGGGTAGTGGTGTTGGCAAGCTGTACGAAGGAACAAATTCGACTATCGCCACGTTGCTCACTGCGCACTACAACAAGATCACGGCGACGCCGATGCTTGCCTCTATCCGCAGTTTCATGATGATCAACGGCGGCGGCTCCTGTCCGGTATTCACCATTGCAGCGACGCAGTGGTATCCAACGATGGTTCTAGATCAACACTGCTCCGGCGCCTTCTACAGCAGCTTGCAGCTGTGTGGCTGGGTGCTGCTGGGGATCGTCTCTTACCTTGCAATCCGAATCGCGGTGACCTGACATGTTCAACACGTTGATGCGCGCCGGCTGGCTCGGCGACCTGACCAACTGGCTTGTGGAGCAAATCAAAGCCGTGTGGACGGCGTTCATGCAGTTCATGGGCGACCTGTTTTTTGAGTGGCTGTCGCACACGCTGGAAATGGCGACGTTCGTTTTCGCGCTGATTCCGGCGCCCGAGTTCCTCAACGGCAGCAACTTGCAGACGCTGTTCGGGCAGGGTGGGCCGACCATCGGTTGGTTGATCGCTACGTTTCAAATCGACAAGTGCATGGGCGTGATCGCTGGCGCCTGCGTCTTCTACATTGTGCGTCGCTTCGTGACGCTGGGAATTTGGTGAGCCATGTTCGTATTCAACGAAGGCGTGCCGCGCTCGGGCAAGTCCTACGACTGCATCAAGAACCACGTTTTGCCCGGCATCAAGCGTGGGCGCCATGTGTGGGCGCGCATCAACGGCTTGGAGACCCCGGAGTGTCGCAAGGCAATTGCCGACTATCTACAGCTGCCGCTTGAGCATGTGGAGAAGTACCTTCACCACGTCGAGACCAAAGACGTGGTGGAGACGTTCAAGGCGCGGCAGGACAAGGAATCGCAGCGCTGGCTGATCGATGATCACTTCAAAGACGCCTTGGTCATCATTGATGAGATCCACGAGTTCTATGTGGAGTCCAGGCAACCGCTGGACCCGGCAACGGAGAACTTCTTCGCGCTGCTGAGTCAAAACGGTGGTGATGGCGTCATCATGACGCAGATGTTTGCGCGCCTGCATGCGGCGGTGCGCGGCCGCATCGAGCGCAAGCACAGCTTTCAGAAGCTGTCGGCGTTTGGCCTGGATGGTCAGTGTCGGGTGACGTATTCGCACGCCTACGCCGCGGGAAAATTCCAGAAGATCGGCAGCAAGATCTTTTCTTACGACAAGGCCATTTATCCGCTGTACCACGGCTATGCGGTGGGGTCCACGAATACCGAGGTCTACAAGGAAGGCTCTAAAACGGTGTGGAGCTTGGTCGCTGTCGGCCTGGTCGTGTTGTTGTTGGTCGGCGCGGCCGGGTCCTACTTCTTCGTCGGGTTCTTCAAGAGCCCCGAGAAGATCCTCGGCGACAAGGCGCCAGCGCAGCAGCACGCGCCACAAACCGCCGCGCCTGCGCTCGGGGTGTATCAGGAGCCCGCGCGTGGACCTGGGGCGCCTACGGGGGCCACTCCGGCCGTTACAGCGCCACCGGACCCCCTTAAGGATCTGAGCGGCGAGCAACGCTATGTTGCCGAGTTGTCCAAGAACGGCCGTATCCGACTTGCCATGATTGCGACGGTCGGCGATGAGGCGCGCGGTTGGGTTGAGTGGGTGGACACGGCCAACATGACCACGGAAACGCTCGATCTGCGCCAGCTGCGCGAACTCGGCTACGAGGTCACTGTGCATGCGTATGGTGTGTTGCTTAAGGCCGGCGATGTCACCTATGTCGCCACAGCTTGGCCGCGTGCCGCGCCTATCCGGGAGCCGGAGGCCAAGACGTACAACACGCGTGAGGCGGGGCTCGTTGACGGCGGTGGCGCGGGTGCGCGCGAAGTCGCGCAGAGCGCCGCTGCCGGCGGCGAGCCAGGGCAGGGCGGTAGTGTCGTCGTGCGCAAGGCAACCAGGGCGTTGGGCACGTTTCCGGAGAACAAGCCGTTTGAGGTTCAGACCTCGACGCCGGCTACGACGCTAGAAATGTAATTTCGTGACGCGTCACTTATAACTAACGACCATTAGACATTCGTGACGCGTCACGATAATATATCACCATCGACAGACAGCAGGAGATTGCGTGATGCGTGACGAAAAAGACCCGGGCACCCTGGAAATGCCGCTGAAGCGTCGCCGCGGCCGCCCGCCTGTCGGCAAGGTGGCGATGACGCCTGCGGAGCGCGCGCGGCGATACCGTGTCCGTCGTCGCGACTCTTTGACCCAATTGGGTCACGAGAAATTAAGTGACGCGTCACTTATAGAGCAGATCAGCCGGTGGGTCCGGTACGCCTATGCTGACCGCGAGGATCAGCCCGTGCTCGACATGTTCATTGAGGAATTCGTGAAGCGTCACCATTCCAGCGGCCTCGATCTCTACCCGCACCGCAAACCGTAACGCGTCACGAAAAGGATATCGCCATGAACGAAGATGCTGTCGCGCTGATTGGGCTACTCGTTATCGCCGTGTTGGTGATCGGCGTCGGCGCCCGCTTCGTCGAGGATCTCTTGAAAGAGTGGCGGGCGAGGGAAGCCCGCCTTCCGCCCTCAGTGCGCTACGCGCCCTGGCACGTTCGGTTCCGCATCTACCTACGTCGCCGTGTGCGCCGATCAGTGACGCGTCACTAA